ACACAGGTGTTGAAGGAATGTATGATACTATCTTTAATTTAGCAGAATTAAACGGTCATTTTTTTGGTTCTAACTATACTGATGATACCGGAAATATCAGAGTATTTAAAATGTTTTGGAAATCTATAAAAATGGTCAAGCAGATTAAATATTACGATGAGTTTGGGGAAGAACAATATAAGATTGCTTCTGAAGAATATATTCCCAACAAGGAGATGGGCGAAGAAGTAAAAACTATGTGGGTTAATGAATTTTGGGAAGGAGTTAAAATAGGAAAAGACATTTTTTTAAATATCAAACCTAGGAAAATTCAATATAACAAAATATACAATCCATCTTATTGTCATGCTGGTATAATTGGACAAATATACAATACAAATCAATCTAAATCAGTATCTTTAGTAGATAGAGCTAAAAATTATCAATACATGTACGATGTTATATGGGATAGACTTAATAAAGCAATATCTACTAACTATGGAAAAATCTTTGAATTAGACGTAGCAAAAATACCTGAAAATTGGGAAGTTGAAAAATGGATGCACTTTGCTGTAGTTAATAAAATTGCTGTAATAGATTCTTTTAAGGAAGGTCAACAAGGTGCGGCAACCGGAAAATTAGCCGGATCTATGAATACACAAGGTGGTAGAGTTATGGATATGGAGACGGGTGCTTATATTCAACAACACATTAATCTATTGGAGTTTATCAAAATGGAAATGGGTGAGATAGTTGGTGTTTCTGCTCAACGTCAAGGTCAAATACAAAATAGAGAAACTGTTGGAGGTGTAGAGAGATCTGTTAATCAATCTTCTCATATTACCGAATACTGGTTTATGCAACATGAAAATTGTAAAATCAGAGTATTAGAATGTTTCTTAGAAACTGCAAAAGAAGCTTTAAGAGGTAAGAACAAAAAAGTTCAACACATTTTAGATGACCAATCTATAGAAATATTAAATATAGAAGGTGATACGTTTTCTGAAAACGATTATGGTTTGGTTATTACATCTAGCAGTAAAACAGCGGAACTTGAACAAATGATAAAATCAAACGCTCAAGCATTTTTACAAAATGGCGGAGCAATGTCAACAATAATGGATATATACTTTAGTCCGTCATTATCAGACATGAGAAGAAGACTTGAAGATGCTGAAGAACAAATGCATCAAAGAAATTCAGAATCATCACAACAAGCTAATGAAATGCAGCAACAAGCTAATCAAGCTAATCAAGAACTAGAAAATAGAAAAATTGAACTTGAAGATATTAAAAGTCAAAGAGAAGATGCTACAAAGCGATATATTGCTGAACTTAATCACAATGTTGCTAATGAAGATGTGAACAATGATGGCATAGAAGACCCATTAGCTAAAGAAAAAATGATTCTTGATTCAGAGAAACACAGAAACGATTATATTTTAAAAATGAAAGCTTTAAGCCAAGATATGGAAAAACATAAGGACAATACTGCTTTAAAAAAAGAGTCTAATCAAATATCTAGAATAAACAAAACAAAATAAAAATGCTATTACTTAATACGGAATACATTAAAATATATTAATTTTTTTTTGTATTCTGTATTAAAATAGTTTATATTTGCAAACTTTATAAAAAACGGGAGAAAATTATGGAAGAAGAAGATTTAATGTCAATTTTTGGTTCTAGTACAGAATTAAATTTTGATGACAATATTATTATCGATAATGATAATGATGACGAAGATATTACAGATCCAAATTTAGATTTGGATGATGATAAAAATATAAAACCTATCGAGGGAGATGATGACCCGGAGAACGTAGATGGGGATGAAGACAATGATAACGAAGGCGACGATTCCGATGACGATTCTTCTCCCAACTTGTATTCTTCCATCTCAAATGTTCTATTTGAACAAGGAATCATACCTTCGTTAGAGTCTTCAGATAATATTAAAACAGCAGAAGATTTTGTTGAAGTCTTTAAAAAAGAAATAGATGTTCAAGCTCAACAAAGACTTGAAACTTATTTGGATAATTTAGATTTAGAGCAAATTGCTGTTTCTAAAAAAGCACAACTAGAATTAGAAATCATTGATGAAGATTATCTTAAAGATAATATTGAAGTTGCAAAAGATATAATCTTAAGAGATTATTTGAATCAAGGTTTGTCTGAAGATAGAGCTAAAAAATTGTTAAGAAAAACAATTGATTTAGGCGAAGATATGGTGATTGAAGATGCGCTTGAATCTACTCAAAGCTTAAAAGAATTTGAAAAGCGTGTAGAAGCACAAGAACGTGTTAAATATCAACAAACTTTAATTGATCAAGCTGCAGAGCAAGAAAAAATTAACAATAGTATTAAAAACACTATTTATAACTCTAAAGAAGTTATAGCTGGAGTTGCTAATACGAAAGCATTACAAGATAGAGTATTTAAAAGTATGACTGAAGTTGTAGCTAAAGATCCTAATACAGGTGAAATGCAAAATAAGTTTATGCAAAGTAGATCAGCTAATCCAATTGAGTTTGATACTAAGATGTATTATCTTTATGAATTAACAAATGGATTTACAGATTTAAGTGCAATATCTAAAACAGTTACTTCTAAGGCTGTTAAAAACTTAGAATCAGTTTTAAGGAAAACTAAATTTGAAGACAACGGAACACCGGCTTACTTACAAGACCCTGCAAGCTATAGTGGATTTGGTTCAGAATTAAACCTATAAAACTAAATAAAAATGAACATTAATTAATAAATAAATAAATATGTCTTTAGGTAAGTTTGTAATGACCAAAGGAAAAGCTTGGTCTGGATTAACACTAAAAAATCACATTGGTGCTATTTTTGGAAGTCAACCACAATTGGTTTCTCCATTAACAACAGTTCTTTTGCAAAACTCAGGAATGAAAAATTTAGATACAACTCTTTCTTTATTCCCTGAAAAAGTATTAAATACTGCAGATGATTTCGTATGGAAAGTAGTTGGTAGTGATGAGAGAAACATTCCTCTTGTTGAAGCAAGAGCGGGTGGTGTTGTAGTTACAGCTAACACTGTTGGTGTTGGAGTTGCTAGAACAAAATTTCAATTAGTATTTGGTGAAAAATGGTTTACTAAAATGCACGTAATCGCCGGACCACGTCCTGACGTTTATCAAATCAGAATTTTAGAAGAGCCGTATGAAGAAGGTTCTAATTATGTATACGAATGTGAAGTTTGGGGTGGTCAAGAATCATTGGCTGGTATTCCTGGAGATGAGCTTTTAGGTGGAAATAGATTCTCTATCGAATCTGCTTACGCTGAAGACGAACTTTCTACTCAAGGTGCTGGTATCCAATTCACTTCTCCTTATTTAATGAGAAATTCAGTTTCTACATTACGTATGGAACATAAAGTTTCTGGAGCTATGCTTGACGTTAAAGTTGAGCCAGTTTATTTCGCAGGTATTGAAACTCGCGATCCTAACACTGGAAAAGTTCACAAATCTGCAACATGGATGCAAGAAGTTTACTGGCAGTTTGAAAAAGCATTGTCTCGTATTAAATCACGTACGATAATGTTTGGTAAAACTAACCGTGATGAAAATGGTCGTTTCTTAAATAAAGGAAATTCTAACATTGAAATCAAAGCTGGTTCTGGAATCCGTGAGCAAATGGAAGTTTCAAACACTATTACTTACAACCGTTTCTCTATGCGTCTTTTAGAAGATGTATTATCTGAATTGTCAGAAGGTAAATTAGATTTTACTGAAAGAAAATTCATGTTAAGAACAGGAGAAAGAGGAGCTGCTCAATTCAACAGAGCTGCTACTGCTGCTGCTTCAGGTTGGAAAGCAATGTTTGATAATACTAACCAAAATGCTATCAAACAAGTTTCATCTAAATTTAGTGAAAACTCTTTCAAAGGAGGTTTCCAATTTACAGAATGGATTGCTCCTAATAACATTCACATCATGTTAGAGGTTGATCCAATGTATGATGACAAAGTTCGTAATAAAATTTTACACCCAGACGGTGGGGTTGCTGAATCTTACAGATATGATATCTTGTATATCGGATCTATGGAAGAGCCTAACATCCAAAAAATTAAAGTTAAAGGTGACGACGAATTAAGAGGTTACATGGCAGGTATTAGAGATCCATTCTCTGGACGTAGAGGTGGAATTATGCAGTTGATGGAAGATTCTGCAACTATGACTGCAATGTGTGGTACAGGAGCAATGGTGAAAGATCCATCTCGTACTGCTACTTTGAAACCAGCGATCATTGACTAAAACAAACTGTACTTAAATAACTTCTCGTAAGATCAGTATTTAAGTCTTATATAGCTTTATAGGGGGTGAGCTTTATCATCCCCTTATTTTTAAATTTAATAGGGAGAATTAATAAAATGGGAGAAATATTAAGTAAAACAGAATTTACGTTACCTAATGAAATAGTAACAGTAAAATATATCAAAAGAAAAAAAGGAATGGCTTCTAACGTTGGTGATGATCACGTTATATCAGGTGGAATGCTTAGTGGATCTGTAAAAAAATTCCCTGCGCCGCTTTTAAAAAACGGATCAATAGCTAATGTATTGACTAAAGACGAAAAGCTTTATCTTGAAGACGTTACTGGTTTAGATTTATCTGTATATGGTGAATTTTGGACAAATCATTATGTTTCATTATTTAAAGATGATAATTCATTTGATTTAAGTAATCCAATGGACTACATTTCTTATAAAATATTATTGTTTTGTAAAGACGATATTGCTAGAACTTGGAAAGAAAGAAACTTAAAACAAACTTATCAATTTGTTATAACTTCTGGTGAAGAAGAAATGACTGAAAAGAAAGTTGGTTTCGATAACAAGAAAGAAGCATTTAAACTTTACGGCAAAATTGAAGAAGATAAAGATAAATTAATCGGAGTTCTTTCTCTATTAACTAATAAACCCATTTCAAAAGAAACATCTTTAAAATGGCTACAAACTAAGGTTGAAGAATTTATTGACACTAAACCTGAGTCTTTTGTTACATTAATCAAAGATAAGTCTTTAGAAACTAAACTTTTAGTAAATGAAGCAATCGATAAAGGAGTTATTCTTAAAAATAGCAATAAGTATTCAACGGTTGACGGATTAGACTTATGTGAAAATGGTCAAATTGCTACTTTTGAAAACGCTATATCTTATTTAGATAATGCAAAACATCAAGATGTTAGAGCTCTTGTTGAAGCTAAAATTTTAAAAGTAAAATAATAAATTATGAATGTTTCTGAATTTAAAAACGAATTCCTTATTCATTATAATGCAATTGCTACAAATTCTGCGCCAGGACTAGATGATTACGAAATAAGCGTGTTTTTAACTAAAGCACAACTAGAAATAGTAAAAAACTATTATACTCCAGAAGGTAATAAATATAAACAAGGATTTGAGAATTCAGAAAAAAGAAGAACCGATTTAAAAGAATTAGTAAAAGATTATAAAACATCTGTAATAGTTCCATCTTCTACTGGAGTATCAGTAAATTCTAAATTTTTTAAAATACCTAACGATGTATTTCTAATTGTTCGTGAAGCAGGGAAAATAAGTTCTAATGATTGTTATAATAATAGTATATTAAATGTATACGTTAAAACACATGATGAATATAATGTTCAGTCTGATAATCCTTTTAGAAACCCAGATAGTTCTACTATATGGAGATTAAATACATCTATGATAGGTTCTGATAAGGTTGTTGAACTTATAAGCCCGTATGTTATATCCGAGTATCAATTTAGATATATAAAGTTTCCTAAACCAATAATTATATCAGATTTAACTTCAGGTTTTCCAAATGAAGGATTATCTATAGATGGTCAAACTTCTATTCAGACTTCTGAATTAGATCAAAGTGTGCATAGGGAAATTATAGACAGAGCGGTTGAATTAGCTCTTAGGGATTACAAGCCTTCTAATTTAGAAAGTAAAATCCAATTAGATTCAAGAAATGAATAAAATAATAAATAATAAATTAAAATAAATTATGTTTGGACCAAACCAAGTAGGTGAATTAATTATAGGTAATGCTGTTGCAACAGAAACTACAGCACAAACTTTTATCGCTTCAGCAAGTGATAAAGAGATTAAAGCTCTTTCAGCTGACGGTACTAACGTTGCGGCTAATGTTCCATTTAAATTATTACAAAAGACATCTGGTGATGCTAGTAAAAATTTAAATTATGAATTTTCAGACGTAATCAATCCTAAATATGTAGAGAAAGTAACTCTTTCTACTTATTTAGCTGAAGTTCAAAAATCAGTAAAAGTTGCTGGATTTACAGGAAACGTACTGGCT